CCCATAATTGAATTCCGCAAGTGCACTATTTATAGCATCAGAAGGTAGGGTTGCATTTTGTTCAATTTTACCTTTATTTACATTTCTTTGAAACATCATCTGTAAACTCTGCCAGTGATGTGGATTTGTTACATCTATCTCTCCTTTTGGTTCTTCTCTTTTTAAAAATATTAAATCTCTTTCATCAGGGCAATAAGTAGGTTTACCATCCAAACGAGGACTACAAGCGTGTGCAGGTGGATCAACTACTGGTGCTGTACCACACATAGTTAAAAAGAATATTGGAATGATTGCTAATTTATTCATCTTTACCCTCCACCTTCATTACAACTACTGGTGCAATTACTCTATGAAACTCACGGAATAATTCTTCTCTGCTTTCAGCATACTTTCGTTCTTCTTTCTTCTTCATAATGCACCATCCCAGAAATTATCACCCATAGGTTGCATATTTCTTGATAGAATATACAATCCAATGTTGCATAAGAACCAATTAATATTAATTACCCAAGTTTGTCTCCACAAATACTTTCGATTTGTTTCAACTATATAAATGTTTCTTTCGTTGTCAGATCTTCTTACTACCTGTTCAAGGCCTAATGCAACCACAAAACCGATTGCATAGATGTAAAAAGCAAAATTCAATAAACTTGAACTGAAAAGTAGAAAACTAATCATTTGGAAAATAATGGTCGTATCTCAATATGTAGTATATCACAAATGAAACAGAAATCAAGAGTAGTAATATCATAACATTAACACTATGAACCACCGTCATATTTTATCTCCATATCATCTAATCCTTTTACTTCGGATGGTGTGGTAGTTATTATAGTTTTAGGTTTATCTTTTTCTTCCCATATCTTTTTAATCTCTTCTGATTGTCTATCAATCTCTCTCATTGTATTTGCAATTTTAACATCAATCCATTTCTGTTTTAACCACTCAATAATACCTAAAGCAAGAAAAGAGATAGGGAAGCGTTGCTTCTTCGCCCATCTCTCTGCCTTTGCATACCAAGGGTCTGTACCCTTACCAAATTGTTTTTCAAATTCGATTTTCATGCGATCATTAACATTGCTTTTTGTAATTCTCTTGCGTGTTCCAACTCATCATTTGCGATTTCTTGTATCTTTGTATCTTCTGGATGATAAGCACCATACTTAACATAAGTTTCATATGCATGCTTTTCTATTTTCATGTTGATATCATAAGCGTTAATAGGATCAACAAGATAGTAGCCAACCATGACCCAAAAATAAAATAGAACAAGATGCTTGGCAAAGAACCTATCGATCCAATACTTATTTCCTTCCCTAAGTTCCATCTCTTCCAAATGTTCCGTTTCATTTAAAGCCTGATAAAAGTGTTCTTTCATTAAGTAGATGTGATCTTCTCCTCGAAGTCCTAGTGACTCACGAAAATGTAGAACACTTATAAAAGCAAAATAGGGTGCTCGAGCTATAACCTCTAACACCCAGAATCTTGGAACTGATCTACCTCTATAAAGGTAGTCTAGTATTGTAATTGTAAAATCGAGAACTAGAGAATTTAGTTTTTTCATTTTTTTCTGTTATCCCATTGGTAGAAAAGGTAAACTGAAAGTGAAGTCCAGAAAATAATTTCTAGTGCATAATTATTCATTTGATTTAATCCCTTTGTCGCCAATCATCAGATTTGTCATTCTTAAACCAATCTGCTATGTCATCTGCACCACTGAATCCTTTTTTATTTGATTTAGGATCACCTATATCCAAATACTTTAAACAAGATCCATCTGGGTCTGTAGCTAATCTTCTCGCTTGACTTAACATCCCTCTTGCACTTGTATTTGCTTTTGCAAGTTTCTGAGCCCAAATCATATCAGTCATACTGACTTCAGTTCCTGATGCTATGTCTTTGCAAATTCCTTCTAACCGAAGGCGATAATTAGTAGATAACATAAACTAATACGTATTATTAGTATTATCTATGCAATCATACTCATCGCTTTCAGTAATTCTTTGGAATGCTCATATTCGTCATTTGCAATCTCTGCAATTTTTTTATCCTCTGGATGATATGCAGAATATTTTACATAAGTTTTAAAAGCATGCTTCTCTATTTTCATGTTGATATCATAAGCGTCAATAGGATCAACGAGATAATAAACAACCATGATCCAATAATAAAGTAGAACAAGGTGTTTGGCAAAGAACCGATCAATCCAGTATTTATTGCCCTCCCTAGCTTCCATCTCTTCCAAGTGTTCCGTTTCATTTAATGCCTGATAGAAATGTTCCTTCATTAAATATATATGTTCTTCACCTCTCAATCCTAAAGATTCTCTTAAATGTAATACACTTATGAATGAGAAGTATGGTGCTCTTGCGATGACTTCAAGAACCCAGAATCTTTGAAAGTCTCTACCTCGATAGAGAAAGTCGAGGATGTAGATAGTTACATTCAAGACCCATGTATTAAATTTTTTCATACCCATGCGTAGTTAATAGAAGTAAAAACTGCTATGCAGATTACTCCAAATAAAATAGTTGTTGATTTGATTGGTAGGTTTTTCATTTGATCTCCTTTATCATATGCAAAGAAAAAGGATGTGCCTGTAGATAGGGCACATCCTCTCTTGCAAATTTTACTGCTTCAAATGCGTCTTCCGCATATTCGCACATTTCGTGACATTCGTTTTGTTGGTCGTAATAACCTAGTGTGTAGTGGGACATGATAGTTTCAACTCCAGTACATTATTATTTAGTATAATACACTAGGTATAATTACGCATCAATGTGTCGGTTTACACACTAACAATTTTTGTTTAAATCCTCAGCCATCTGACCACCAATCTCTGCACCTTGATTACCTGAGAACATAGTTACCCAACCAGCAGCAACCCAACCAATAAAGGGAATATTAGACAAAGTAGGAGCAGCACTAGCACCAATACTTGAACCGACGAGTCTTCCTGTTCCTTCTGCACCTCCGATTGCTTTGATGCATGCTTCGGATTTTCCGTCTGCGATTGTTGTTGATGAACTATTGGGTTTTGTGTGAACTGAACCGTCCATCGTGTACTGCTCAGTGACTTTAACTTTGTTATTAGCCAATCCAAGAAACCCACCTTTAGTATTGCTGTCCCTTTCCACACGCATTACTTTTGGATCGTTCGCTTTATAACTTATCTTATATCCATTATGTCCGACTTCTGCTTCATATGATGTATAAGGACCAACTGGTAGGTTGATGCTTGGTAATTTACTTTGACGATTTGATAAAGAACCTATCATACCAATGTGAGATAAACCAATGAGTCCACCTAATCCCAGAGCGAACCATTTACCCCATTTCACTTCTTTCTTTTCCATTATCCTTTCTTAGGTGGTACTGAAGGTGCAAGAACCATAGGTGCTTGCTCAATTCTGATTGTTTGTGCGGGTGCTGTATTTGCTGCTTTCTCAATTAATACTTCCATATCTTTCTTGGATATACTTGCTCCTCCTCCTGATGATGCATTCTTTTTCCTTTGTCCCGCCTCAACACCAAAAGTAGCTAGGACCCCCGTAAAGACTGAAGCTATGAAAGTTGGATCAATATTTTCCTGTTTTGATAGTCCAGGAAATTGAACGTAATTTAACGTCAATATTCCACCTGCCCAGATCAAGATCCCAAGTCTTACAAAAGTACTTAGGATCGCCATCTGTTCTTCTTTGTCATCCATTGCCTCTTTTATTTTACCTAGAGGACCTTTAGATTTTACTTCTTCTTTTTTAACTGCTTCAGCCATGGGATCGGTATGTCTATATTATATATAGACACTTAATCCTTAAAATCCGAATGGTATGGCTGATTCTGGTTCTGCAGTAGCGTCTGGTGATGCTATGGGATTAGATGGTGCAGGTAAACTTAATCCTCCACTTATACCCTCAAGTGCTCCAGTACCAAGTCCACTAGGTAATACTGATTCCATTACCTTACTTTTGACATTCTCGATAATCGCATCCTTGCGTATGAATACGTAACCACCAAGACCAATAACGGTGAGAGATACAACACCACTTGCAATAGCGATTCCATTTACAATTTTCTGTAACATGATTTTAATTAACTAAAATTATATATCATACTCGCTCCCATCACCAATATATGCAAGAGAAATGATTTCTTCATCAGAATTTTTATTATAAGATACAATCCACTCATCAAATTCTTGACGAAGTGCATTTCCGTTCATAACATTTTCAATTTCACCATAACTACAAAGTTCACAAATACGAGCAAGTGACCAATCATGAGTGTCATTCACTGTCTGTTTCAAAGTTGCCATAATCTTTACGCATATATCTGCCGAGTATGTTGCTATTATAGTACTTTGGCGTCCCATCGTCAAGTGCCTCTGTCAGCACATTATGAAGAAACAATTGTTTTGTCTCTTCGTAGTTTACTTGTCCAAGGGTTGTGTGGAGACTGAGGATTTCTCTTCTGAAAGAATCTCTGCCATCTCTTCTAATATCCTGCTTAAGATCCTCAGAGCTTCCGTAGTACTTCTTCCAGTCTGATTCACTTGTAACTCTTCTTTTTGCTCCTCTTGGTTTTCTTTTCTGCACGAAGTACTTTCTTCCGATGTACGACTTGCCGCTGGTGGTATTTGTGATGCGATAGACGAACCCATAATAGTCCCCGATATCATCAGAGGTAAAAGGACGACCTTCGTAAATCCAAGGGTTTTCATAATCAACTTCTTTAGTCATTTAATTATAACATCACAATTCTATGTAGTCAATAAAAAAGAGGGTATAAACCCTCTTGTCTTATAACTTGAATCCTGAGAACGTATCTTTCTTTACGTCTTGTTTGATACCTCCAACGATATAAGATTCTACCTCTGTCTCCTGTGGTGCAACCTGTAAACCTTTAGAACTAATCCAATGCTCTGTCCAAGGTAATGGATTGTTTCTTGCAGGTACATCATAGATTGGTTTGAATCCAATTGCTCTGATTCTACGATTTGCTACCCACTCAACATACTGTTGTAGTAGTTTATCATTTAGACCATTCATACTTCCATCTTTGAATAGATACTCTGCCCAACGCTTCTCTTCATTTACACAACGGTCAAACATACTGTAAGTCCCTTGCTCTTCTTCTTTGATGATTTCCTTCATCTGGGCATCATCACCTTTCTTCCAATTGTTTATAATATTCTGAGTTATTGCCAAATGGAGATTCTCATCTCTTGCAATAAGCGATATGATTTTCGCAGATCCTTCCATGAGTTTAAGCTCACCAAAAGCAAAACTACAAGCGAAAGATACGTAAAAGCGGATACCTTCCAAAATGTTGACATTAGTAACTGCACGATAAAGTTTCCTCTTAATTTCTTTTTGTTCCCAAGCACCGCTAGTGCTGTCTCTCCAATCTGGTCTCCACCAGTTACTTGTATCATACTGATGTGCCTCATTGATGAATGTATCATATGACTCTGTAACACTTGCTGCACGGTCTAGAATACGGTCATCAGATAGTATCATATCAAATACATCAGATGGATCTGGATAGACATTCTTAATTACATATGTGTATGAACGTGAATGTATCATCTCCATAAATGACCATACTTCCATACAAGCTTCTAACTCAGGTAAAGAACAGTATGGTAAAAATGCCATACCTGGTGCACGACCTTGTACACTGTCAAGCATAATCTGATACTTCAAGTTTGATGTATAGATGTGCTTCTGTTCTGGACGTAATGATTGATAATCACCACGATCTTTTTGTAGAGATACTTCTTCTGGTCTCCAGAAATATCCTAATTGAGATTTAGTTAGGTTCTCAAATGCAGGATATTTAAAGTTATCATATCTCTGTACTCCTAAAGGTTTACCAAAAAACATAGGTTGTTTTTTTGTGTCACACTCCTCTGTGTTAAAGACGGTCATGCCTTTAAGATTGTTCATTTTTTTGCTATTGATAGGTGAAACTTTAAATTGAACAGGATTCACACTCTCCCTCCTTTACGTTACTTAATTCGTTTAATAAACATTCTAGATTATCACTCTTTTCATTTTCTGTAGTATCACCAACTTCATCAGTTTTAATGTCATATGTGTTCTGATAGTAAGATGTTTTCCAACCATACTTGTAAGTTGATAGGAAATCTTGTGCCATTACACTGACAGGAACTTCTGAGTTTTCATAATTTTGTGGATTATACGACCAGTTTCCAGAAATAGCTTGGTCAAAGAACTTTTGCATAACAGCAACAATATTAATATACCCTGTGTTATCAGGCATATCCCAGAGCAACGTATAATTATTCTTTAAGGTACTGTAGGAGGGAACAATCTGTTTGAGAGGTCCTTTCTTTGACTTCTTGATTGAGAGATATCCTCTTGGAGGTTCTATACCATTTGTTGCGTTGCTAACAACGGAAGATGATTCCGAAGGCATTTGTGCGGATAATGTGCTGTTTCTGACCCCATATTTCTTTACATCCTGACGAAGAGATTCCCAGTCAAAGTTTAACTTGTTTGGAACTAATTCATCAACATCTGTTTTGTAAGTATCGATTGGAAGTACACCGTGAGAATATTTAGTACGATCAGAATATTGACATGCACCCTTTTCTTTGGCTAAGTTCACAGTGGACTTTATGAGATAATATTGGAACGCTTCTGTTAAATCATGTACCAATTTCCAAGCTTCTGGGTCACCATAAGACACTCCTTGCTTGGCAAGGTAATGTGCTAATCCAATGTAACCAATTCCAAGTGAACGTCTTGCTTTGGTAGCGACTTC